TGGAAGTGGTAATGTAGATCCTCAACGTTTATTTGGAAATTTAGCACAGACTAATCACTATCAAGTAGATTTTTCATCTCTTTCAACTTTTGGTGGTCAAGGACTTTTGGGGTATATAGAGGATAAGTTTAAAGTTAATTTAGATTTTATTTCTAGAAGTTCTGGTCTTCTTTGTTCTGAGGCATCACTACCGGGAACTAGTCTTGCGACGGCAGAAGTAAAAGACAACTTTATGGGAATATCGCAAGAATTTGCCCATACGAGATTATACACTGACTTTGATTTTACCTTTTATGTCGATAATGATTATAATAATTTGAGATTTTTTGAGGGATGGATTGATTTTATTTCAAGTGGTAGTGAAATTAATGGAACTATACCTCGCACAGGTAGAAACGGTGATGGAGCACTTCCCTCACAATCTAATTACTATCGTAGAATGAGATATCCCGATAGTTATAAGTGTCAGACAATATCAATTACTAAATTTGAAAAGAATTTTGGACCTAGAATGACATACTCATTCATGAATGCATTTCCAAAATTAATCACTGCAGTTCCCGTTTCTTATGGTGGTGCCGACGTATTAAAAGTGAGTGTAAGTTTTAATTATGATCGATATGTTATAGGTAATAATGGATTTTCTAAAGGAATTCAAGGTTCTTTTGCTGATCCTAAACAACAATCTTCGGAATTACAACAAGTAAAACGTAGTACATTTGAATCTTTATCTGGTGCTCCTCCAGCACCAGTACTGCCTACACCAACAGAAGCAGCAACCCAATTAGCAGCACAACAACAAGCAGCAGCAGCAGCAGAAAAGTTAAGATTAGAAAATCTAGAAAAATCTAAAACCGATATTCTTGCTGGAGCAAGATCTGCTGAAGCAGCAGATCCGTTTGCGAATGGAAGTAATTATGGAATTCCAAGTGGGTCAGATAGATTCTTTAGAGGATCTGATAATGCTATTTATCGAGTTAGAAACGATAATGGCAATATTATAATTTATAAAGATCTTTCTGGACCTCTGGGAAATATAGGAGATCTGGAAATAACATCTTCAAACAATGAAGGAAGTGGCAATCTTTGGCTCTGGACTGATCTTAAGAATGTATCTGAAAAAGGAGGATTGACTGGTGATGATAATAATACTTCTTTTGGTGGAGTTAGTAGATAATAATCAGTCTATTGATAATATAGGACAAGTTCTATAATCTTCGGCATTATAGATAAACTTTATAATAACCCCTCTAAATAAAAATAACTGAATTATATTAATTACTATGCCTTTACCTAAGATTAATACTCCAACGTATGAGATGACGTTGCCCTCGACTGGAAAGAAGATTAAATATAGACCTTTCCTTGTGAGAGAAGAAAAGATTTTAATTCTGGCAATGGAATCTGAAAATATGAAAGATATTACCAATTCCATTATACAAATTCTTTCTGATTGTATTCTTACTGAAAATGTAAAAATCGAATCTCTTGCTACTTTTGATATTGAATATTTGTTTCTAAATGTAAGAGCAAGATCTGTTGGAGAAACTGTTGATGTGAATATTACTTGTCCTGATGATGGTGAGACACAGGTAGAAATGTCGATTGATATTGATTCAATTAAGATTCAGAAGACTAGAGGTCATAAGAATATTATTAAACTAGATGATGAACTCTCAATGAAACTTCGTTATCCTTCATTGGATCAATTTGTTGAGAATAATTTTGAGACCGGAGAAGTTGTAAGTGAAGTTGGACAATCACTTGCAATGATTTCATCTTGTATTGAGATGATTTACAATCAAGAAGAAAGTTGGGAAGCATCCGAATATTCGAGAAAAGAACTTGATGAGTTCCTTGAACAAATGAACACAAAACAATTTAAACAAATTGAGAAGTTCTTTACTACAATGCCAAAACTTTCTCATAAAATTGCAGTAAAAAATCCAGAAACTGGTGTAGAGTCTGAAGTTGTTTTGGAAGGATTAGCAAGTTTTTTCAGTTAGGTATGGCTCATACAAGTCTTGAGTCATACTACAAGATAAATTTTGCCTTGATGCAGCATCATAAATATTCATTAACAGAACTAGAAAATATGATTCCGTGGGAGAGAGAAGTTTATCTTGCTCTACTTCAACAATATATTGAAGAAGAAAACCTAAAGGCACAACAGCAAAGTGGAATCTAACTTAAGTATAAAGACAACAAATGCACCAAAGTTGAATGTGGAGACTGTTTCATCAGCAGTCTTTGGGAAAGAAGATAGTGCTGGAAAAAGTGGTTCCGGAGAATCTCTCAAAAATGTTCATAAGACACTAAGTAAATTATCTGGTCATGTAAGAAAAGCTGTAATTCGTATCGGAGCATTAGAAAAAAGAGTAGATAATCAAGAAGAAAAGACGGCAAAAATTGTAAATAGTATAAAACAGCAAACTGGTAATAGTAGTAATAAAGATGACTTAACTAAAAGTCTTATAGAAACAAATAAGATTCTTGTTAAAATTCAAAAAGAACTTATGAGAAGTTCTGCATTGAGATCGCAAGGTGGAAGAGGTGAAACTGATAGAGAAAAAAGAAGTGCATCTAAAGCAAAACTCAATAAAGAAGAGAGTCAATTAGAAAAATCTTCTAAGAGAATACAAAAATCGGTAGGTGAAAAGTCAAATGAAGCTTTAGCACCGGTCAAGGGAATCTTTGGTCGTATTATGGACTTCATTGGAACTCTTGCACTCGGAATTGCCGCAAATGCAATATTTGAATGGTTGAAGAATCCGGAAAACATGGAGAAAGTGAAGGGGTGGTTTAATTGGATTAAAGAAAATTGGGGTTGGGCAGCTGCCGCAGTCGGAGCAATTGCATTATTTCCTTTGATTGGAGCTATTGGTGGATTGGTAGGATCATTAGGTTTGATGATGCCACTATTTGCTGTGGCAGTTCCATTCCTTGCAAAAGCACTATTGATTGCCGGTGCAGCAGTTCTTGCATGGAAAGGATTAGAAGCAGGATTTAAAGCAGTAAGAAATCAATTGACTGGTGGCACACAGTTTAGTGCCGCACATGATATTCTTGACAAAAAATTAAAAGATGCCGGACTCGACAAAGACGGAAAGAAAAGAAGTAAAAAATCTGGTTTGGATGTATTGGGAGTGTTTAGAAAAGAAGAGAAAATGACAGATGAAGAACAAGCAATTTCTCAAGAAGTTTTATCAAAGAGAAAAGAACTCAATACTATGAGAGATAATATGAGAGGAGAAATCCGTGATAAACATCGTAGTATGGATGATAGTTCTAAATTAAGTGGAATGTCTAGTAATAAGGATGTTGGTAAACATAATCAAACTAAATCAGAAGCAGAAAAAGAAATTAGAACGAAATATTCGGAAAAAATTTCAAAAATTGTTCCAATAGATTTTAAGACTGATACAACTAAAGTCGAAGCAAGAGCAAAGGGTGGTAATATAAAAGCAGGAACACCTTATCTTGTAGGTGAAGAAGGCCCAGAACTTAGAGTATTTGCTAGTGGTGGAAGTATTGTTAGTAATCCAAAAACGAAAGAAATAATGCAGAAAAGATATAACAATATAACTTCTAGAAAAAGAGGTCGTGGAGGAGTAAATATAACAACTCTTCCAACAATTGCAAATCAATTACCACCACCAGAAATGCCAAATATGGGTGTTGGAGAGGGAGCAACCGAAGTTCCTGAAATCTCTAGTGTCAATATGTCAAATCCTTATCGTCAATTAACTCCAATGCTGTATGGAATAACCGTTTAGTATTATGGCAGCATCTCTAATAGCAGGATTAGTAAGAACGGCAGGATCCCAAGTTGCAAAGAAGGGAGTTAAAAGAATTGCCGTAAAAAAAACAAAATCTCTTTTTAAGGATAAAGATAAAGTATCTAATAAAAAAACTGATAAATTATCAAAAAAATCAGAACTTACTTCATCAGAAGAAAATAAAATTGGACAACGTTCTTCAATATCTAAAGGGGGAGGTGAAGCAATATTAAGTTCTACTGGAACTTCAGGAAAACTTACAATTAAAGAAGCACCAGATTCAAAATCTCAATCTGAACAACTTAAAATTAATGTAACTAATATTCATAAGTTTCTCGTAAAATCTAATAATCAATATACAAAAACTGAATCTCAGAATAAAAAACTAAGAAAAAGACAAGAAAGTAAAAGAAAACTTGGTCGAGAAGAAAAAACATTAGAAAAAAGAACTTCTCCTATTGGTAAGAGTGCAAAAAATGTAAAAAATGTTATTGCCTCTAGTGGTAGTATTTTTGATAAACTTTTTGAATTTATTGGTCTTATATTAACGGGAATTATAATCAATGCACTTCCTGCAATTATATCTAAAGTAAGAGAAATTGTTGATAATATTATAAACTTCTTAACTCCAATTCAAAGTGGATTTAATTTGATAATGGGATTTTTTACCGGTGAAATAGATGAAAGTAAATTTGATGCCGATAAAAAAAGACTTGATGATAGTTTAGAAAATATGAATCGTAAGGATGGAATAATTGATACAATTGCAAAGAAAGTAGGTCCTTTCGGTGGTCTTGTTAAACTTCTGAGACCTGCAATTAATTCCATGCGTAATGCAATTGGTGGTAAAAAAAAGGTTCTTGCAAGAAAAGATGGTAAGGAAGGAGTATTAGATACAGAAACAGATATATTTACTGAAAGACAATTTACTTCTAAAGAAAGGAGAAGAGTGGATAATCAAGAAGGAGGTGGTGGAGGAGGTGAACCTCCTGTAACTACACCCAATATTGCAACTACTACTAAATTAAAACCAGGACATTATTATTTTCCTCTCCCAAAAGGACGATATGCTGGAGCATCTGATCAAAAATTTGATGCAGCAAGATCGAACGGTCGATCTCATGCAGGAATTGATTTGACAGAACAAGCACCATATGGTTCAAAACCAAACATTGATGTTGTTGCACTGGCAGGTGGAAAAGTTATGAGTCGTCAATATACTCCCGGAAAAGAATATTTGTCTGGAATGAGGATAGAAGGAAATGATGGGTATGATCAGAGATATCTTCATATGACTCCCATGTTATCAATTGGAGATTCTGTAAAAGCAGGTCAAAAAATTGGTGAGTTAGTTGATATGAAATATGTTACAGGGAACGTGGATGAAACACATTTACACTTTGAAGTATATAAAAGAGGTGCAACTACTACAATAAATCCTCATAAAATTTATCCGAAATTTTTTAAAGATCCAAATACTGCTCATAGATCTTTTGAAGCAAGTGGAGGTAATAAGATTGCACCTGTCAAAAGGAATAATAACATTGAGAAAATATCTAACTCTGGAATGTCGGAAAATACTTCTACATATTATTATATTCAACCGGTTGATACTGTTCAATATCAAGTTGTTCCATTTCCAGTTCCAATGAAGAAAAATTCAAATACTTTTACTGAACAATCTGAATTAAATCCAATATGGATGAAGTAAATGGATAAAAATTTAGACCAAATTAAAAAAGTAAAACTTAATCTCAATAATATTCACAGTATTCTTGTTAGAGATAATAAGGATCAGAAAAAAATAATTTCAAAAAAAGAAAAAACATCTGTTAGACAAATAAGTAAGAAAAAGTTAAAAAATGAAGAACAAAAATTAGAATCTCCAATAAAATCTTCACTGAATAAAGTCAAAGAATCAACAGGATCTTCATCTGGTTCATCTGGTGGTAGTATTTTTGATAAAATATTAGAATTTGGTGGATTGCTCTTAACTGGCATAATAGTCAATGCACTTCCTGCTATTATAGAGAAAGTGAAAGAAATCATTGATAATATTACAAACTTCTTAAAACCAGTTCAAAGTGGTTTCACTTTAATTAAGGCATTTCTAACCGGAGAATTTAATGATAGTAAACTTGATGTTGATAAGAAAAAATTTGATGATGGTTTAAATGATATAACTGGAAAGGATGGATTGGTTGACAAAATTGCAGAAAAAATGGGTCCTTTTGGTGGACTCATTAAAATGTTAAAACCTGCTATCAATTCTGTTAGAGGTGCAATTGGTGGTGAAAAAATAGTCTATGCTAAAAAGGATGGTAAGGAAGGAGTATTAAATAGAGAAACTGGAATATTTACTGAAAAGCAATTTGTTTCTACAAAGAAGGAAAAAAAAGTAGAGTATTATGCTCCCGGACTTGGACCTAATGGAGAAACTGAAACTCAAATTAATGATACACAAGAATCTATTGAAGATGCCGTAGTAGTTCCGGATGATGATCATTCTGTAAACACTCCTAAAAGTGGAGGGAGAACTAATACTGGATTTGTCCCTGGCACAAATCCCAAAACAATATATTTTCATTGGAGTGGTGGCATAGGTTATAACGGTCAACCGGCACCATATCATTCCTATGTGGATGGTGCCGGAAAGATGCATTATAATAGTCCCTATACCGTAGATAAAAATGAACACACATGGAAAAGAAATACTAATTCAGTTGCAATTGCCGCAAATGCAATGGGACATGTGGGTCAAAAAAAGGCTTATATTGAATCAAAAGGTTGGGCACAAACTCCATTAAAAAATATTCAAGTCAATTCAATGACTCTTGAAGCAGCAAAATTAGCACTCGCATGGGGTTGGAAAGAGAAGGATATTAATATCAGAAACATAATGACTCATGCGGAAGCTGCTGCAAATAGAGATAGACGTTCACCTACAGTAAACTATGGTCCTGAAGGAGAACCGGAAAGAAGATGGGACTTATGGTATCTCAAGAAGGGTGGTAAAAAGTGGAGTGGAGGTCCAATTATGCGAAATAGGATTAAAAAACACCTGAAAAATTTGAATGCACAAAATAATAAAAGTGATGCATCAGGTGGTGACATACGTGCTACTGGTAACACAATGCAACGAAGTTCTTATATACCTAAAATAGATGAAAGAAAAATGGCAGCAATTAATCAACCAATGTATGAAGATTTAGATGATGAAGAAGAAATGGTAAATGTTTATATACAACCAATAAATACTACGAGAACAGTATATAATTATCAACCAATACCGGTATAATTTTTCTGAGGAGTATAAGCATAAAAATAAATGGCAAACCCATCATCTGCAGCAAAGTATCAACTATTCACAATAACTAAGGATAATAAAACATTTCCACTTCAGTCTAAGGTTGTGAGATTTGATTATTATGAAAGTTTATTGTCTCCAAATATTACTGCTACTATAATATTTGTAGATAGTGGTTTAGTTGAGAAAGGTGATGAACAAGTAAATTATGGTAAAGAGTACGACCCCCAAGAGAGACCAGGAACATTATATAATGCACTTCCAATTGTTGGTGATGGATCCGAAGAAATTAAATTTAAAGTATCATCGGCACTTGGAACATTAGATTTTTCAAAAACTCCATTATATGTAAATGGTGCATCCAATCCAGATCAAAGTTCGACTCGTGAGTCTGTCATTCTAAATCTTGTTTCTAAATCTGCAATTATAAATCAAGAAACCTTTGTGAAGAAAAATTATTCGAAGTCAACCAATAACACACAATCAGTTAGATCGATTGCAAAAAATATCTTAAAAATTGATAAACTTACTACAGATGAAACTTCAAATAAGTATCCTTTTATTGGTAATAATACATCACCATTTGATGTTATTTGTAAAATAGCATCAAAATCTGCACCAAAAAATGGAAATCCTGGTTTCTTCTTTTACGAAACTCGTAATGGGCACAACTTTAGAGCAATTGACGATTTAATATCTCAAACACCTGCCGCAATCTATTTCCGTAATGATGTTAATAGAAGTAGTGTGAGTGATAATTCAAATGATTTTAAGATTTTATCTTTTAGTATTATTAAAAATCAAAATCTTATTAATGCACTAAAATCTGGTGTGTATTCAAGTCGTATGTGTTCATATAATCCCAAAACTCAGAGGTTTGAAGAAAAACAATTTAATATAAGACCTTTAAAAAAATCATTAGGTAAAAAAGAAGTACCAACACCACAAGATAAAAAACATACTAGAATATTATACAGTGTAAAAGATGTTGGTTGTCTTTCTTCAGAATCTAAAGAAAGTAATGAAGGTGATGTGAATACTTATCAAGGTGAAGTTCAAATGAGATATAATTTGCTGTTTGCACAGATGGTAAAAATGCAAGTTCCTTGTAATCCAAATCTTAAGGCAGGTGATATTGTTAAGTGTAATTTAGAAATTATTACTCCGGGAGAAAAGGAACAAGGTTCAACTGATCCTGTAGAGAGTGGTAATTATATGATTTTAGATTTATGCCATCATTATGACCCCGAAAGATCATTTACCGCAATGACTCTTGTTCGTGATACATACGGTCTACATACAAATAAAAACTAGAAATGACAAATAATACTGGATACGGTTTTGGTGGTAAACCATTTTTGGGACAAGTTCCTCCTGAACGTAATCAACACTATGGAGTTGATTTTAAAAATCAGCATGGAGATAGGGTAAAGGTTAGAATACCCGGAATGCATCCGATGGCAAGTAGTGATGATGCATATGAACTTCTCGATGAGGATCTTCCTTGGGCAATTGTTGCAAGACCAACAACACATGGAAATCGTAACTATCAAAGTTCGGGAATTTGGGGTGGAGAATGGGTAACTGGATTTTTTATGGATGAAGATTGTCAGATTCCGGTGATTACACAAGTTTTATCTAATCATGACCCTGGTAAAATTAAAAAATCGACGAATGGAACAACATTAGGACAATCTGTAAGCAGGTATACTCGTGGAAATCCTGCATCTCGTGCTCAAACCAAATCTCCAAGTGTTCCGGGATCGATGAAGACAAAGTTTGATTTGGATAAAAACTTTTTTGATGGTGCCAAAAAGTGAATAAATATCAGCATAAGAGCAAAATATAGATGGCATATACTGAAAGAGAACTTTTTATAAGAACAGTTGCCGCAGAATCTAGAGGTGAAGATTTAATAGGACAGGCTCTTGTTGCTAGAAGTATATTAAATCGTGCTGGACTTATACAAAGTGGTACTGTTGGAAAGGGGACCTTTCTAGCAAATGATGCCAGTATAACCGGAGTCATTTATGGAAAAAATCAATATCAAGTTGTTCGTGATGGATCAATTAATGATAATTTTTCGCAGGTAGACCTTGATAATGCAGAAAAAGCAATTGCTATTGCTGAAAATCGAGAACAGCTTAAAAATGAATTGAAGGCACGAAACATACCTGTTATTGCGGCGTCATCAACCGGTTTTAGAACTGGTTCGGCATTTAATGACCCATCTCAAAGTATAAACGTAACAAAGGTTGGAAACCATTATTTTAATACTGCTGGAAATAGTAATTTACAGATACCTAATGCAACTGTAAAAACAACAGAAAGTCCAGGATCAACTCAATCTTCTGCACCTGTTGAGACAGCAACAGATCCAGTAACAGGAGCAACCACCACAAGTGATAAACCAATACCAGTTCCTGATTCTGAATTGAATTTTGATAATCAATTTGGAACTCTTTCGACAGAAGAACTTGATACTAGAATAGAAGCAAATGAAAAGATACTTAACAAGTTAAGAGAAAAATCTTCAGATAATTTTACGGAAGAAGAGTCGCAAGAATGGAAAAAAGTATCTGCAGAACAAAAGGCATTAAAGGATGCAAGAGACGGTAATCTCATACAAGAACTGGCAGATGCTGCTGGATGCGTGGCAAGAGAAACTCCGTTAGGAATGACTTTTAAAAATACTCCTGCATGTGAAAAACTTTTCAATAGTGTTGCATTTAGACATGCACTCACAAGAATGCAGGAAAAACGAGATATGCCAGATCCTTGTGGGACATCGGAGATGGCTAAAATCAATACACAACTACAAAAGTTTTTCACAGTCCTAAAAGGAATCAAAAAATATGCCGATTTATATGTAAACGGAACCATTAATAAGATACAAAATCTTACGGCACTTATTAGAAGCACATCTCAAATTATTGGTGCAGTTCTCAAAACTCTTGTTAATCGACTACGAGATTTCTTAATTGATAAAATTAGAAGGGGTATTGAAGATCTTATTGATATGATTCTTCCTACAGTATTGAAAGCAATTAAGAGTACTATTGTTCAAACTGTAATAGACAATATTTTCTGTGCATTTAAAGATGTTATTTCCAATCTTGCAAATCTTGTCGGGGACTTCTTATTTGAAATGATTGGAAAAATTGTTAATGTTCCTTTCTGTGCCGCACAACAATTTACTAATGCACTTGTAAATAACGTTGCAGCAATCGTTGATGAAGCAGTAGGACCAATCTTAGATCAGATTAATGATGTTCTTGGTGGAGTTACAAAAATTATTGGTAACGTATTCCAGGCACTTGACTATATTTTAGGATTTGAAGCATTCTTATGTGCAAAACCAAATTGTCCCGAGATTAAAACATTTAAGGCAAGTCCTTGGGGTGGACCATCTCAATCTCAGATTGATGATTTTACTGGTTTTCTGGCACCACCAACCGCAGGAGATTTGGTTAAAGGTGCGACAGATTTTATTGATGGAATTGAAATCTTTGGAGAACCCCTTGGAAATTCAGCAGGAACTGCTCCATCAAGTATCACTGAATGCGATCCGAGTGCTTATAAATGTGGACCACCACAGGTGAA